CAACCTGTTTCCTAGATCCTATGTTGAAGTCTACTGTCGTAGTCCTAGTTGTAGAGAACACAGCAGGTTGCGAAAGGGTTTCATACTCTTCAGCCGTAAGCCTAACGCCTTTACCTGAAGGTGTATCCCAGCTACCTGTCTTGGCAATGCCACCGCCAGCATTTTCTCTACGATATATCAGACGCTCATCTATCTTAGGTTTGAACACCTTACATACTTCAGCCTCTGTCTCTGCCATCTTCTCACGCATAAGAGCCAGCAGCATCGTTGCCTTATATTCATCGAAGTAAAAGCCTTGCTGCTCCTGCTTCTTGAGTATCTGAGCTACTTCTTCTTCAAGCGCCATACACTCAGGGCTAAACCCTACGCCTTCTCTCTGTAATGCTTTATATACTTTCACGTTAACAGCTACGTCACGCTTACAGTACTCAAGCATATCATCTGAGTATGAATCAAACTCCTTAAACTCAATCTTAGCCAGACCTAGTTTAGATCCCCATACTGAAAGGCTATGACCACCTTCACGTACAGGATTAAATAGTCTAGAATATACAAGAGTGTCTACTATTTTTTGATGAGCTAGTTTGAAAGATGTGAGTTTCTCAAGCACTGGTATGTCAAAGCCAATGATGTTATGTCCCGAAAGCTGCGAAGCGTTGTTCAAAAGCTTAACACCTTCTTCAATATCATCAGGGCCATACGACCACACCTGAGCTGTATCCACTTCTTGTGCTACTAGGCACCATATCTTAGTGGCATCTAAGCCATCAGTTTCTATGTCAAATAATAACTTCATTCAAAAGCCAACCCTGGTTCTTCTTCAAAAGTTATGTCAGTGTCATCGACTTCCCTAAGCCTACCAGTATCCTTGTCGTACTGGAGGTAGGTAGCGACACCAACATCGCCTGTGTATCTAGACTTCAAGATGCGGACACAAGTAGTAGAGGCCACCACTGGATCATCAGACTGTTGATTACGCTCAAGAGTTATAACGCAATCCGATATTTGTCCAATGGACTGACTGCCTCTGAGGTGGCTCAGGTCTGTCTCTGCGCCCTTCTCATGGCCTTTGTTACCATCTATACGCCGTAGGTGTGACACCAGTATAAGACCTGCTCCTGTCTCTTCAGCAAGGCTACGGAGCCTAGTCATGATGGAGTCAATGGAGCGTCGTTCATCACCTTCAAGCGTAGCAGATACCATCATGTGTAGGTGATCTATCACTATCCACTTACACTCACATCCCACGATCATGTACCGGAGCTTTGAAAAGATACCGTCAATGTCATTGGAGCCGAAGTGTGCGTGTATCCACACCCTATCTTGATTGTCATTGTCCACAAACAGATCATCAAAAAGAATGTCTAGCTCTTCTTTTGAATGTTCTTCTCGTACACGATCAATGTGCAACTTAGCATTAGCTTCGATAGAAAGGATACCATCAACGGTCCTAGTCCAATCTTCTTCAAGAGCTACGATACCTATGTTGTCCTCAGTCTGCTTTATAAGCCAGTGTTCTAGTTCGCGTGTAACACTAGACTTACCTAAGCCTGTGCCGCCTGCAAGTAATACTAGCTCACCCTGACGTAAGCCTTCTAGCTTCTTATTCAAGCCTTCCCAAGGGTATGGAATAGTTTTCTTCTTAACTCTGTTGTGGAACTTATCTTTATTCTGACTAACATTTAGCACGCCGCTAGGTGTGTATGTCTTAGCATTCCACCAAGCATTCACATAAGAACCATGCTGATTCTTTCGTAACATGTCATTGGCATCTTTATAACCATCAGGCATGACCATAATCTTAGCCTTGTTAGGCTTGAGCAGCCTAGCTACTTTCTTAGCGGCCTCCTGTCCAGGTTTGTCACTGTCAAAACAGATAATAATATTATCGAACTTTTCAAGAAACTCTATCTCATTTCTAACATCTTTCTCTGCACCCTGTGCCCCATTCTTGATAGACACTACAGGCCACTTAGAGCCTAGCAACTCGTATGCTGCCATTGCGTCGCACTCACCTTCAGTAAGCGTAATGTACTTGCCGCCTTTATCACCAACAGTCTGCTGTCCGAACAGGCCACAGTCAGAGATAGGACCAGCGGCAGTAAAACCTTTAATGTCTACGATTCGTGTCTTGTATGCGACTTCCTCAGAGCCGTTGTAATATGGATAGAAGTGCCGTGTTGTGTCACCGTTACTGTTATGTGTAGACCTAACGCCATACTTCTTAACAGTTGCCAAACTAATTCCACGATCTTTTAGGGCATAAAAATCTCCTTCTCTAATTGTTGCGGTATCTTTAACAAGCCTTGGAGTATTTTCCATAGCTTCTCCTGTATAGTTTCTAATGTATGTACCACATGAGAAACACTTCGCGCTACCATCTTCGTTAACACCTAAGCATTCTCTGTGATTACAAGTTGGGCAGTCTTTGTGTGTTTCTACAAAAGACATTGAACCTCCTAAAAATAAGGGGCTTTTACAGCCCCCTTTCAGATTTAAGTTTCTTCATTATTGGTTTCAAATAAATCAGGTTCAGCTGCCGCCTCATCGACCAGCATATCCTCGGTTAGCTGTGAAACTATGGTTGTTTGATAGGTCATAGCTGCTGCTCGCTTATCATCAACCTGCTCTAGCAAAGCTTTAATTTCTGCGTCTAAGCGGCTTATCCTAATGACAGCATACTTCCCATCCTTGGTAAACTTATTAGCGTCATAAGTTTTCTCGTCATATAGAAAGGTAACCGTCCTAGTCTGCTCTTCTTGTTCTAACATATATACTCCTTTAAAACGCTAGTGTAGTTTCATTGCCAGAAGCACCGTATTCTTCAAGCTCTAAGATCTGCACAGCCTCCAAGATAGCACGTTTGTACTGCTTGTTAGGACCATACGTAGCTGCTCGCCACTGCACAGCAACCTTAGAACCGTTACCAATCTGCACATCTATCTCGTTCTTATCAATATCAACGAGCTTAGGTACAGGATTAGGCTCACCCTTACCATTGATCTCCCATTGATAGAAGTGAATCACTGGATCTTCAGTGTACTTGGCACGACCAGCTTCCTTCAAGCCTACGTTAAATCCAGCATCCTTGAACTTTTGGAATAGTTCATCAGACACAGCAAGGTTAATCTCATACCCGTTAGCTGTCTGCTGGTAGTTAGGCACAGGAACCTTAACGTGTGGATAGTATGCAAGTCCTTCAAGAACCTGGGGTATACCGTCAATCATTCGCATAGAACATTCTCCTCAGAGTTTTCAATAAATGGAAAGTAAACATCATGTAGAACATCAATGTCTATACCTTCCGTTACTTCCAAGACTTTCGCCTCTTCACCGTGAACACCTAGTATAACGCACTTGTTTTGATATAACAAGCCCATATAACTTGATGTCTTAAACGCATCGTACTGTTCATTTGTCATGGGTAACAGCGTATTCATTACCATTCCCCTAAGTCTTCAACAAACTCACTAAACAACTCACCAATAATATCTTCATTTATTTTCCAACAATCGACCTCTGAACATCTATCAACAACAAAACTAAAAAACCTATCTTTAATTCTTTTGCTAGGCTGTTTAGTAGCTAAGCTAAGTGTCCATATCCTAGCCCAATGATCATCTAGATCAGAATAAAATTCTGCTTTTGTATCTACTGTACTCATTTATTTCTCCTTAAAAACTGTAAAAGATTTTACCATAAATCAGAACAAAAGTCAATCATTAATTCACGATCAGGATAAATTAATTCTGAAAGTGAGTTTCGCCTTAGCTCTTCCCGTTCAATTTCTTCCATATCATCCTGTTCACCACTGTAATAATAGTATGGGTTAATGCTTTCTTTATCCACACTGCACCTCCACGTTACCATAAATGTCTTTGATTTTTATAGGAAAGTTATCCTTAGCCAGGTAGTAGGATCGTCTACCTACATGCAACCCTATAAAGGAACGCCCACTGCTGACACCATATCGTCGCTTATGTACTCGCTTTCTATAAATCATCTTAATCCTCGTTTAACATTAGTCCAGTTTTAATAAAGTTCTGTTGGTCAGGCGTTAGTGCTAGAGGCACCATACCTTTCCCCGTTCTCAGATACGTAAGATACATATCATATTCCTTCCTGTCAATAGCTACATTAAGCACCCTGTCTGCACCTGTGCGTGGGTGTATAGCGTTAACAATCACTTCGCCTCCTCATAAGCTAGTTGTAAATAGTTTTCAATGAAAGTAATCACAAACTCCTCGCCGTGTTTAAGACATAGCAGTAGAGCTTCTTCACGTACTAGGTTTGTTACGGGCTGGTCTAGCATATAGACCTGTGAGTATTTAAGTATATGATTACTAACATCAAACACGTCCTGCATACTCTTTCTCCCATTCTTCAGTGGCCTGTGTTAAGTAACCGTAGCGTAGTATTTCGCCTATATATGTGTCGCCCATCTCCCAGCTATCAAAAGACATTGGAGACTTAGCAGCTACGAACCAACGTGCGTAAGGATTTTGTTTTTCCTTATCAACACTTTGATAGGTCTTCAATATACGCCACTCCATATTTATACTATCATTCTTGAAAGTAGCATAGGGATTATCAATACTTACAGTCTTTCCAAATTTAGTTCTCATTATAGTCTCTCCACTTTTTCAATCTGAAAGAAATCACACTTGTCTAGAAACAACTCCATAACTTTAGCCTTAATCAAAGCATCAGTAATTAAGTCGTTTGCTTCTTTTTTATCCATAGCAGTTATCTCAAAGAACACCTCTACGCCATACTGTCTTGGCTCTGCATCAGGAAGGTTCCAAGGCGCTCTAGGATTATGTAAGTCTTCATCGGCACGATCAATCATCTTACTCACCAGCAATCTCCAAAACAAAATCATCATTGTGAAACAAAGTAATCTCTAATTTTTGTTCAAAGCCCTTTATCTCACGTAGGCAGCGCAGCACCACATCAATTTCATGTGACTCAATACCCGTTCCCTTTGCCACTGCTTCTATAACCTCTCGCTGTGGGTAAATAGACTCAGTGTACGTTACGTTTAGCGTAGTGTATCCACGCGTCTTATCAACAACTGCTCTGCAATTAGTTACATTGTGTAAGTTTATCATCTAATACTCCCATATTTCACTATCAATTTGCTCGTGTAAGAACTCTTCTTCATCAGGCTCAAGCTTACCAGAAGTAGCCAGATCTTTTGCTTCTTCGTAATCTTCTGCCTCAATATAGTACACCTTTATGTGTGCCGTCACCATCTCTACTCTGTATTCACTCATTGTATTAACCCCACTGATTTGCCATAGCATCTGCGATACCTTGAAAGGTCTTGCTGCGTATTTTCCACCGATCCTTAGATGGTGGCAAGTAGTGCAAGCGCATCCGCTCGTTTCTAGGTAGAGCATCGTACTGCTCTTTCACGTTGTTAGTATCCACTAACTTAGACAGACTATGCAACCATAGCCCTGTCTTTTTAGACTCAGGATGCCCAAACATCCAAGGCTGCACGTACTGCGTAGGCTTGAACGGTAGTACGCCGACAGGGTTTTCCATACAAACCTTATCACACACACTGGTAGCTAACTCCCAAAGCTTTGTAGTCCATTCGATAGAATCTAATCTCTGGGCATGCTTAGGCATACCTTTACCGTACCATGCATTACCTGACACTGCCAAGGCTGTGCAGGGTGGATGCATTATAATCAAGTCCCATTTCTTCCACAAGATTGCGTCTTTACAGTCGCCCTGCAAATGATACTCGCTGCCATCATCGGCAGGTAACAAATCACAAGACCAAGCCTCATGGCCCTGCGCCCTAAATGCTTCGCGCACAGTACCGCTAGATTCACAAGCTACTAAAACTCTCATTTGTTTATCCTTCTAAAATTAGCACGACGTTCCAACTCCACCTGGCACACAAGCGCAGCCTGTACGTTCTCATCACAAAGCTCTGCACTTCGCAACGTGATCTTGTGTATCGGTAGGTTTCTAAGTTTACTCGCTTTCTCCCAGCGTAGCAAGGCTTCCTCAATCACAAGTGAATCAGGCAAAGCCTTTAGATCATTAATGTCCATCTTCATCCTCCAAAAGTTACATTGTGTAATTATCCTACCGCAATGATATTGCTTGAGTCAATAACAAACGATCCTTCATCCTTCTTAGCCTTACCCTTAGCGACCAAGCCTACTATAACACTACCAGCCTTGACGTTCACAAGGTCGGAGGCATCGCCATTGATAACACGCCTACCCATGAAGGTATCAGGCATAGCACCACGAAAGACCACAGACATAGGCGCACCGCTCTTTACGGCCTTGGGCACAAACTTCTGGTACTCAGCCTCACCGCTATACGAAAACATCAGGTCATAGTTATCTGGAGTCTTACCCAGCCTTGACGAGTTTTTAGTGTAGTCGTAAAAGAAAATATCTGGAAACTCTTGCGGTATCCCGTGTTTTTCCCAAGGTATATCTGATAAGACATTGAGACGCACTGCCGCCTTGACGCCTTGCCGCTTGCAAAGCTTGTCGAAGTTTGTCAGTTCTTTTCGTAACTGGTCAAGAAAGCCTGACCTATCACTATGCCACCAATCAGTCTTACGCTGTCGCCCAGCCTTGACGTTTGAAAATACGCCCATACCTGCCGACTCCAAGCATGACCTAGCACAACCAGCGACATGCCGATAGGGACATAGAACATCATCAGGCATAAGCGATAGACCCGCAAGCCTATACTCCTGCGAACTGTTGTCGGTCTTATTTAACTTGGCATTGCCGCCATTAGTATCAAGAAGTTTCATTGTGTATTCCTAAAAGTTACATTGTGTAATTATTCTAAACCTTGTTCTCACATTTACGGATTGCTATTTCACTGCCCACTAAAGCTTTGAGCATATCTAAATCACTATCATTTAATTCTGAGATAGCCAGCCACGTTCCTATCGTGACGCCTCTACGCTCGCCAGCCCATACTTTAACCTTATGCTTAGCCGTGGCGCTAGTCATTTGGTCAACCAATTCCTGAATATCCGAATCTACATAAAGCATTTTGATGCCTCCAAAAAGTTACATTGTGTAATTATCTTACTGCTACTCGTATCTTACCTGCAATCCACTGGTCAGCTAGATAGTCTGGTAGCGTCACGCAAGTAGAAGGCCCAGAAGTAGTGCTATCTATCTTGCGCAGCAAAAGCTCCGAATGCAGAAAATATACCTGGTTTAAGCCATCGGCTTTTACCCGCCTCCAACTGACACACAAGCGCAGTCTGTCGCACAACACCCATTTGTTACGCTGCATATCTTCTAAGATCATATCAAACTCCAAAAAATTACATTGTGTAAGTTAACGCGAATAGCGTATGAGTGCCACGATACCATTGATTCCACCAACGATGCAAACGATACCGAATAACAAAAATAACCAATGAGCATTCAAACTTGAAGCATATAGCGCAAAGGATGCAATACCGAATGCAAACTCAAAAAGAGAAATAAACGTGATAAAAAGATATTGTGAAAAATCCATTTTTAAGGACTCCAAAAAATTACATTGTGTAAGTTTACCTTGCGCCAGGCGTAGCTATACCGTCCCCATACTTGGCAAGGTCTGGCAGTTTAACGACTTGCCAAGGTCGCTAGGGGATTACTTGCTAAGTGCGTCCGATAGGATCTGCGCTAATTCTACTTGTTGTTCGGCGGTTAACCTTGCTGCTTTATTGAATAATTCGATTAATATCGGATTCACCAATCCGCTAGGAATTGCACTGGGCGATTCTGCCTCATTGCCCGATTGTGGCGTTGCGTCAGGCTTTTGTCCATCGCTACCGCTTGCTGTTTTATTCTTAGCTTGCGCCGCTGCTTTCAATTCCGCATACATGTCTGCACGTGATTCTGGCTTGCCAGTGAAGTCTCGGCAATATCGCTTGAACTCGGACAGCGTAACATCTAAGCGCATCACTCCCGCTTCCGTCATTTGCTTGGCGTTCTTAAAACCTGCCGCATTACAGAATGCCATTTGAAAGGCCTTAAACTGCGCTTCATCATGCGCATGTATTGCGCCTTTGAAGATCTCAAAAAGCCTCGCAACCTCATTATCGCTTTTCTTGCCCGTCTTGATCATATCTTGAACAAGCTTTCGAGATTCTGCCGCTAGTTCGGCGTTCATAAGATCGTTAACAATTTTCTTTTCAAGTTTCATTTTTTTCTATCCCCTAGAAAGTTTGTTTAGTTTCTGCCGCTGTTTTGCGGCGACGGGGTGAACGATGGACTACAACAGAAAAGCTGTCAAACGTTTTTTGAAAAAAAGTTTAATTAATTTTTAAAAGCTAATAAAAACAATAGGTTACAACGCAAATTATTTTAGGCAAAAGCCTTGCAATGGGTAGACTTTGCACAAACCTGCGCAGATTCTAAGGCCTTTAAAGCTTTTGAATGGGTGGCTTTTTGGTGGTTAGTTTTGGTGATACTATATAGGGGAATCAGAAGGTTTGGGAGCTTAGCAAAAAACGTGCCAAGTTATTGAAAAGCTTGAAAAGGTTTGTTAGTACTCACTAACATTTAAAAGCTTTAAAAGGGCGCTGCAAGATTGTCACGCCTTCGGAATACTCAAAAGCTTTTTAAGAACTTTTAGGAATATGAGTAAACCTGGCACGAAGCTTGCAAGGCTTTTAAAGTTGGCACAGTATTTGCAAGGCTTTAGAAGTTGGCACGGCTTTTGCAAGGGGTAGGCAGGTGGCCAGGGGGCCTGGGGTATATATATACTAAATGATATACATTTTGAAAGCTTTTCAAGTTGTCAAGGCTTGTGCCTCGTGAGTACTTTTAGGCCGCTGATCCTTCTAAGTACTTAAAGTGCTCATGTATATATACTTGAACCGGCCCGGCCTGTTACTCTAGTATAGGGTCGAAATCTTAATCTGTCAAGTTTTTTTTTATTTATTTTAAAAAAGACTTGACAAAACTCGTATCTGACCCTATACTGTACAACATGAATGGATATTTACCTCAAAAACACAAAGAACGTGAATTAACAGAAAAACAACAAAAGTTTTTAAACTGTCTAATCAAAACGGGAGGTGATCCAAAGCACGCAGCAGAGCTTGCAGGATATTCGGAAGGCAGCTATTTTCAAGTAATTAAAGCACTTAAAAATGAAATAATAGACCTGGCCTCTAATATTCTTGCTCAGTCTGCACCTAAAGCAGCTATGAAACTTGTTGAGGTAATGAACACAGATGAACCCATGCCTCAAGCTAATGTAAAGTTACAGGCCGCCCAGACTATCTTAGATCGTATAGGATTAGGCAAGCAAGACAAGTTAGATGTTAATGTAGAGTCTGAAGGTGGTGCTTTATTCATACTTCCTGCTAAAACTATAGTAGAAGGTGAATATGAAGTTACCGAAGACTAAACCACGTACACAGGGCGTTGCGCCTTTTGCATACGACTCAGACGTAGAAAATAAAATTTTTGTACGTAATGAAGCTAAATACAAGATACTAAAAGAAGTAGTAGAAGGTATTGTTGCTGGTTCTATTAAGTCTATTCGTGAAGGTAGACTATTTGTAGAAGCAAAAGGTTATAGTATATCTGTACAGGCTCTTTCAAAGTACGTAAAGGATGAAAGAGAATCTATAGGTGATAAAGGTAAATATCATTACAGTAAAGCTCAGAAAGCTAAAATTGCTGCTAGAAAGTCTGTAAGAGATAAACAAAAAAGAGTTGAAGCCCTTGACAAGAAGTTAAAAGCTGCTAAAGCAAGTTTAACATCACAGACTAAGGTTCAAACTAAATTAGATGAATCTGAAGATGCTGCTACAGTTACTGGTAAGGTTGTCACTGAGGATGAGTTAGATTTACTGGCTCCTAGTACAAAAGAAGTAGTTGAAGATAAGATTATCTTTAAGCCTAACGAAGGGCCGCAGACAGACTTCTTAGCTGCTCCAGAAACAGATGTATTATATGGTGGCGCAGCAGGTGGTGGTAAATCATATGCTATGTTAGTAGATCCTTTGAGATTTGCTCACAGGACTGCTCATAGAGCGTTAATACTAAGACGTTCCATGCCTGAGCTTAGGGAGTTAATAGATAAGTCTAGGGAGTTATATCCAAAGGCTTTTCCAGGGTGTAGATTCAGAGAAGTTGAAAAGATCTGGACTTTTCCATCAGGAGCTAAACTAGAGTTTGGTTTCTTAGAACGAGATGCAGATGTGTACAGATACCAAGGTCAAGCATATTCTTGGATTGGTTTTGATGAGATTACACATTTAAGTACAGAGTTCTCATGGAACTACTTAGCATCACGACTAAGAACAACAGACCCTGAGATTACTCCTTACATGCGTTGTACGGCTAACCCTGGTGGTGCTGGTGCAACATGGGTTAAAAAGCGTTATGTGAACCCATCACCGCCTAATGAAAGTTTTATAGGCTCAGATGGTTTGACACGACGATTTATACCGGCTAGATTAGAAGATAACCCATATTTATCAAAAGATGGTAGATATGAACAAATGTTAAAAGCGTTACCGGCTGTGCAACGCAAACAGTTGCTAGAAGGTAACTGGGATATAACAGAAGGGGCAGCTTTTACTGAGTTTGATATAACGTCGCACGTTATACCTCCTTTTGAAATACCTATAGGTTGGGAAAGAATTAAAGGTATTGACTATGGTTATGCCTCTGAAAGTTCTTGTATTTGGGGTGCTGTTGATTCTACTGATGGAACTCTTATAATTTATAGAGAGCTTTATAGAAAAGGACTTACAGGTGTTGATTTAGCTCAAATGATTACTAATATGGAGCTAGAAGATCCTTTTTCAGTTCAGGGGGTACTAGATACAGCAGCATGGAACAGGACAGGCACTACAGGTCCAACAGTCGGAGAAACACTTCAACGAGCAGGACATAAGTTACGTAGAGCAGATAAAAATAGGATTCAGGGTAAGATTCAAATACATGAATACTTACGAGTACAGCCAAGTGGTAGACCGAAAATACAAATATTTAGTAGCTGTCCTAACTTGATACGTGAGCTACAAAGCATACCACTAGATAAAAAGAACCCTGAAGATGTTGATACAAACGCACCTGATCATGCTTATGATGCTTTAAGGTACTTAATTATGTCAAGACCCAAGGTTAATGACATATTCAACCAGTTTCGACATATGAGAATGGAACAGGCTTATACGCCAGTTGATTCAGAATTTGGATATTAAAGGAGAACTATATGACTAACCCAGTTGTGGATATAAGAGATACAGGGCGTAACTCAGCTAAAACGCTAGACGTTCAAGCTCTTTCAGATAATGTAATTACTTCAGCAACGTCCGTTACTACAGGCACTATTGCAGTAACAGCAGATGCTACTTATGATGTAAGTTTTACTCAACCTGCTGACACTTCAATTAAAAATCTTATTATGATTGCTAACGGTAACTTAGTTACTGCTGGTGCATCAGGTGACGATATTGATTTTGATTTAGGAACAGCAGCAGGTGGTGGACAAATTATTAATGAAAAAGCTATTGCAGATGATGGCGGCAGTGCTGTTACTATTACGGCGAATACTCCTTTGTATATCATTGCTAATGGTATTCCAGCAGCAGCTAATGGCTTTTCTACAATGAGCGGTGGCCCAGCTACTTCAGAAGCTATGACACTTTCAGCATCATTGTATAGCTCTGCTGCACGTACATTGCATATACGCTTAAAGCCTCTTGCAAATAATTTGGCTACAGCAGCAACCACGGTTACGTTTATTATTGAGTTTCAACATCTTGGCGTAACTCCTAGCTAAACATGGCTGAAAATAATTTAACATCTAATGAACTCTACTTTGAGCAAGAAGAGGACGAGCAAGGAATAAACTTGACTCTTGAAGAGAACCTACAAAATAATCTTGTAGGTTTAATTCAGGATAGATTTCTTTCTGCTGAAAACGCAAGAGACTTAGATGAGCAGCGATGGCTTGCAGCATATCATAACTATCGTGGTTTATATGGTAAAAATGTAAGATTTCGTGAATCTGAAAAGTCTCGTGTGTTTGTAAAAGTAACTAAGACTAAAGTTCTTGCTGCTTTTGGTCAACTTGTAGATGTTGTATTTGGTGCTAATAAATTTCCTATTGGGATCAGTGAAACTAAAGTTCCTGAAGGCATTGCAGAACATGCACATATTGAGCCAGGACTTGAAACACCTCCTATAGCAGCGCCTACTGAATCAGATATAGAAAGTCCTTATGATGTAGGGTATGAAGGAGATGGGCGTGTATTAAAACCTGGAGCTACTTTTTCTACTGGTAAGTTTGAAGATATTAAACTTGATAAACTTGCTGATGAAAATGATATGCTCTCAGAAGGTTTATCTCCAGACCCACGAGCCATGGAACTTAGTCCTGCACAAAAAGCTGCAAGACGAATGGAAAAAATTATACATGATCAAATAGAGGAGTCCAATGGGGCAAGTGAAATTAGAAGTTCTTTATTTGAAGCGTCGTTATTTGGAACCGGCATTGTTAAAGGCCCGTTCAATTTTAACAAAACTTTACATAGGTGGACAGAAGCAGAGGATGGTACTAGAAGTTATTCTCCTGTTGACGTGCGCGTTCCTCGGCTGGAGTTTGTTAGCATATGGGATTTCTTCCCAGACCCTAACGCCACAAACATAAGTGAAGCAGAGTATGTCTTTCATAGACATCGTATGAATCGCACACAGCTTCGTAGTCTTGGTAAGATGCCTTATTTTAACAAAGACGCTATACGAGAAGTATTACAGCTTGGGCCTAATTATGTAGAAAAAGATTATGAACAAGAACTAAAAGATGATAGTCGTAATGATGATTATGGCTCACAACAATTTGAAGTTCTTGAATATTGGGGTGTAATGGATGCAGAATATGCACGCCAAGTTGGTATGGAGTTGGATGAAAATATTGATGACTTAGATGAAATTCAAATAAATGCATGGATTTGTAATGGTAGATTATTACGTTCAGTAGTAAACCCATTTACGCCATTTCGTATTCCTTACCATGCTTTTAGCTACGAAAAAAATCCATATAGTTTTTTTGGTATAGGCGTAGCAGAAAATATGGATGACTCACAAAAGATTATGAATGGTCATGCTCGTATGGCTATTGATAATCTTGCATTATCAGGCTCTGTAGTATTTGATGTAGATGAGACTGCTCTTGTGGGTGGTCAGAGTATGGAAATATATCCTGGTAAAGTTTTTAGGCGACAAGCCGGTGTACCAGGAACAGCTATTAATGGTTTAAAGTTTCCTAACACAACTATTGAAAATATGCAAATGTTTGATAAGTTTCGACAGCTTGCAGATGAACAAACAGGTATTCCATCATATAGTCATGGTATGACAGGTGTACAAAGTATGACGCGTACTGCTTCGGGCATGTCAATGTTGCTTGGTGCAGCATCATTAAATATTAAGACTGTCATTAAAAATCTTGATGATTTTCTTCTTAAACCTTTAGGTGAAGCATACTTCCAATGGAACATGCAGTTCTTAGAGTCTAAATTAGCTGTAACAGGTGATTTAGAAGTTAAAGCTACAGGCACAAATAGTTTAATGCAAAAAGAAGTACGTAGTCAAAGATTGACTATGTTCTTACAGACCGCAGCTAATCCTGCTGTAGCGCCTTTTATTAAGATGAATAAACTTATTAGTGAATTAGCATACAGTCTTGATTTAGATCCTGAAGAGCTAATGAATGACCCTGAAGAAGCCGCAATGATGGCTAAAATTATAGGAATGCAAAATGCTGGACAAAACCCTAGCCCAGAAGCTGGCCCCAATAACCAAGAACAAGGCGCAATGGGAGGCGGTGGAGGAGTACCTGAACAGCCTCAAGAACTTGGAGCTACAGGTACTGGTGGCGGCAACATCGGAACAGGAAATGTTCCGCAGTCAGGGGAAGATGAATTTTCTGGGTAGACTTTTAGAGTTACCTCAAATAGTAGATGAAATTTTAGAGAGGAAAGAAAATGGCTAAAAGTATGTTAAATCCTCAAGGTAAAGCTGAAGGTGGACTAGAATTATCAGGTGGTATACTTTCAAGAAGTCGTGAATTACAAAAAGATCGTGAGGCTACTATAGCTAAGGATATGGCAGAAAGAGAAATAAGACTAGCACAAGCGCGTTTAAAAGAAGAAGAACTTGAGCCTACTCCTGAAAATCTTGAAATAATGTTAAATCAAATGCGTCAAGAAGAAATGGATCGTAGAATGAATGAGGCTGCTGAGCGTCAATCTAGAGCGCCTTTGCTTAAAGGTGGTCAAACAAAATTAGACGCTAATAAAGATGGTGATATTACTGCTGAAGATTTTTCAATACTACGAGATCGTAAAGGCAGAAAAGCCACAGAAAGATTTGAAAAGACTCCAATGGCAGAAGGTGGTATTAGTGCTAAAGACCATATAGGTGCAGCATTTTCTCTTTTAGAAGAAGGAGAATATACTGATAGAGAAGCTATAGTTGAAGCTTCTAGACAATTAGAAAAAGCAACTTCCAAAGAAGAATTAGAAGATTTAAAATTTATTATAAAAAATAAATTTGCAAGAAGTAATGAAAATTTTCCAGAAGAAACAAAATTTATACCTAAAGATTTGAAAAATAAAATAGATAATTTTAAGTTAGGTGATTCTACTTATAAAACTTTTGTTGAAGATCGCAATGGTAAAGCAGAAGGCTCTATGCTAATGCCTGTAGAAGGTATGCCAGTAGATACCTATCCAAACATACCAGAAGATGAAATGGATGAAGCACTGGATTCACAACTTCCTGATGATGAGATGGAAGAAGATTATATTAAGTACGTTATGGATGAATCTCTTAACGACGACGAACAAATTTATTTAGCAGGTGTGTTACAAGACGATGATCGTTTATCAGACATCTTAGATAAAGTAATTACAACTGCTTCAGAATTTTCGGGTGCTGGCGAAGTAGACGGCCCTGGAACTGGTGTATCAGACTCTATACCTGCTCGTTTGAGCGATGGTGAGTTTGTATTTACCAAAAAAGCAACCGACCAGATAGGTTCAGATGTACTCCAGAAAATGATGGATGATGCAGAGCGTGCCTATGATGGCGGTAAAGAAATGAAGGCTGAAGGTGGAATGATGGAAGAATCCCAAATAAGTGATGAAATAAACAAGCTTATGATGGGTGCTAACAGGATGCCAAGTCTTCAATAATTTTTACGGCTACCTTGGTAAGACAAGCCCCATTAAACTCGACGGAGTTAATATGGCTACCTTGCAAGACACAAGCCCCGTGAAGGAGATTGAGAATGTCAGAAACACAATATGAAGAGGAAGTAAGTAATCCATATAATGCACGTAAATCTTGGCACACGCCAGATAAACCTAAGATGGGTGATGCAGATGGTTTATTTTACCCAGAACAGCAACAGGCTACCCAAGAAGAAATGGCCCCTGAAGAAGATGTTCAACCTCGTAAACGAACTAACTATAAAAAGCGTTATGATGATTTAAAGAAACATTACGATACTAAGATTGCAGAGTTTAAGCAACGAGAACAAGAACTGCGAGCAGAAGCGATGCAAGCTCAGCCTTCCTACAAGCCACCTAAATCTGAAGAAGAATTAGAAAGCTTTAAAGAAGAGTATCCTGATCTTTATAACACAGTTGAAACTGTAGCACATATGCAGAGTCAACGGCAAGTTGCAGAGCTTGAAGCACAGTTACAGTCTATGCGGCAACGTGAGTCTGAAATTATGCGACGAGAAGCTGAGTCTAGCTTAAAAAAACGTCACCCTGATTTTGATGATATTAGAGGTGATGAAAATTTTCATGCTTGGGCTGAACAACAACCTGATCAAATTAAAGATTGGATTTATAATAATCCAGATAATGTAACTTTAGCATCTAAAGCTATTGATTTATATAAGTTAGAAAATGACATGTCTCAAACACAACAGCCCAGACAACAAAGGCAACGTGGTGATGCAGCGGATATGGTATCAACAAAAACCACCTCTGTAGATGCTAAGCAGCCTAAAATCTGGACTGAACGGGAAATCGCTGCGATGTCCCTTGATCAGTTTGATAAGTATGAAGAAGAAATCCGTCAAGCTATGACAGAGGGCAGAGTAGTAAAATAATGTTTTACTAGGAGTATATTAACATGGCTTTTAACGTATCAGATCAATTTTTTGAGCAATCTACGGATACCAATGGTAACTTTGGTAACTCCGTATCAGGACAAACTAACTCGTTTTTCCTACCCAAAGTTTATTCCAAGCAGGTACTAAACTTTTTCCGTAAGGCTTCTGTAGTTGAAGCGATTACTAACACTGACTATTCTGGAGAAATCTCACAGTTCGGTGATAGTGTACGCATCATTAAAGAGCCTGAAATCACTGTCGTAAACTACGAGCGTGGTGCAGACATTACTAAGACTGCATTAACTGACCAAGAACTTACTCTGGTTGTTGATGTGGCTAATGCTTTCAAATTCATCGTCGATGATATTGAAACAAATATGTCTCACGTTAACTTCCGTGATGTAGCAACTTCTTCAGCAGCTTACGCATTGCGTGATGCTTTTGATGCAGGTGTTATTGCTGAGATGTTTGCTGGTGTTCCAGATTCATCTCCAAACCACAGCTTAGGTACTGACAATGCAACTGACCTTGCTGCTGGCACCTTTGATGGTACTGGTAACTTGGACATTGGTTTTGGCTCTAGTGAACACGATCCTATTGATGTTCTTTCTCGTATGGCTCGTTTGCTAGATGATCAAAACGTACCAGAAGAAGGTCGCTGGTTTGTTGCTAATCCAGAGTTCTACGAAGTGCTTGTTCAAAGCTCTTCTAAGCTCTTGTCAGTAGACTACAATGCTGGTCAGGGTTCAATCCGCAATGGATTGGTAAGCTCTGGTAAGCTACGTGGCTTTGATATGTACAAGTCAAATAATATTGCTGCAACTACTAATGCTGCTGGTAAGTGTTTGGCTGGTCATATGTCTGCTTGTGCTACTGCACAAACTATTACTAGCACTGAGGTCATCCGTGATCCAGATAGCTTTGGTGATATTGTTCGTGGTCTTCACGTATATGGCGCACAGGTGCTTCGTCCTGAAGCTCTTGTATCTGCCTTCTACGGCATCGACTAAAACTGGATGGGGCTGCTTCGGTGGCCCCTTTCCTTTTATTTGGAGAGTTTAAATGGCTTCAGTTGGTTCAGAATCTAATCCTATGATGTTTCGTAAAACTATTGTTAATAAAGACAGTAGATTTCGTAAAGGTATGAATATTACACAATATAAAAATAATTATGATCGTATCTTTAATAAGCATAAAACTGAATTAGATATATGTAGAGAAAAAAGTAAAACATTTTCTATGGATCAAGAATGAATAAAGTGCCTAGAAAAAAAGGTTATGTACCTAATAAATATACAGGGAGAAGCATGATGAAGCATGGCGGAAAGAAAAATATGGCTATGGGCGGCATGGGTATGATGGATATGGAAATGGATCGTAAGATGAAAGATCAAATGCGTGGTGGCATGATGATGGGTGGCAAGCGTGAATCAATGATGTATGGCGGTGAGCGCATGAAGAAAGGACATGGCGGTAAAACAATGAAGGCTGACATTTATGCGATGGAAGATGCTTGTAATAAGATGGCTGGCTATAATATGAGCCTACCTAAAGGACGATGAAAGTTCAAGCCCCTAAAGGTTATCACTGGATGAAAAGTGGTAAGTCTTATAAGCTTATGAAAGATCCTAAAGATGGTTACAAAAAACATACAGGATCTAGCAAAACTGCAAACTTTGAAATACAAAAGGTTCATAATAAATAATGGCTACTACTTTTTTACAATTAACTAATGAGCTATTGCGAGAGTTGAATGAGGTTGCCTTAACTTCTTCAACTTTTGCTAATGCTATTGGTATCCAGCAGCATGCTAAGGATCTTATCAATAGATCTTATTTAGATATTGTAACAGAAGAACCAAAGTGGCCTTTTTTAGCGGCGGCTGAAAGTGGAGCCACTGACCCTACCTTTGGTAATGTAAGCCTAGAAACTGTAGCTGGAACACGGTGGTATGAATTAAAACCATCAAGTTCCTCTTTAACTACAGACTATGGTGCAGTAGAGTTTGAAAACTTTTACTTAACAACAGTAGGCGTTAGTGGTGAAACTGCTCCTTTTGTAGCACGTAATCTTAGATACACTACAATAGAAGAATGGAAAGATTTTTATCGTCTTAGTGAAAATCTGGATGATGCAGATACTCAAAAATTTGGAGTGCCTAGTAGAGTCATAAGAAGCTCAGATGGTCGAACATTTGGTCTTAGCCCAATACCTGATAAAGTATACAAAGTATTTTATTTTGCATATGATCTTCCAACACAGCTAGATTCTTTTGGAGATGCTATAGTATTTCCTGATGTATATAAAACTGTATTACTTGCAAGAGCTAGATATTATTTGCATCAGTTTAAAGAAAACTCACAGGCAGCAGCTTTTGCTTTAGAAGATTATAAGCGTGGTTTAAAACTAATGAAATTACGTTTAATGACTCCTGATCCAGGTTATATGAAAGATGATCGTGTGAGGTACATTTAATGTCTCAGCCTTGGGGATACTCATGTAAAGGTGGCTTAAATGTCAACTTAAACCAACTAGAGATGCTTTCTCAGCCAGGTTTTGCTACACGTTTAAGAAACTTTGAGGTAGATCCTGATGGTGGTTATAGACGTATAAATGGTTATTCTTTGTTTGGAGATACTAGACCTAATTCTAGCAATACTATATTAGGAATGGCAGTGTACGCTGATGGTATTATAGTATGTTCAGGTGATGGGATATTTTTTAGTGTAGATGGCGAAACGACTTGGCTTCAAATTAACAGAGCAAGTGTAGCTTCTAGTGGTGATGATTATACTACTTTTACAGGTCGATCAGTAGCTGCACGTACTTCTCAAGGTCGTTGTACTTTTGCAATATATGAAGGCACTTCAGACTATGGTGAGATTGTAATATGTGATGGGGTTAACGAGCCTTTCTTATTTCAAATGACAGGTACAGGTGGTTTAACTAGCAGAACATTTTTTGCTAAAGAGATTACAGTTAGTGGTACTACTGGTCCTGCTTTTGGTATAATACATGATAAACACTTAGTAGTTGCTGGGGCATCTACAGCTAAAAATACTATATTCTACAGTAGCACTAATGATATTGATAGCTTTAGTGGTAGTGGGTCAGGTAGTATTGTAATTGAAGATGCTGTAGTAGGGTTAGCAAGTTTTCGTGGCGATTTAATTATATTCTGTAAAAATAGTATTCATAAACTTGTAAATATAAATGACTCTAGTACTGTAGCAGTGATTCCTATAACAACTAATGTAGGCTGTTTAGATGGTGGTAGTATACAGGAAGTAGGAGGAGATATATTATTTCTCGCTCCTGATGGTGTAAGAACAATCGCTGGTACTGCACGCATTGGAGATGTAGAGTTAAGCTCAGTAAGCAGAGCTATACAAAAACTTATTTCTGATATTGCTTCTGATTCAGGGTTTATAATTACAAGTGGTGTCCTTAGAAGTAAATCTCAATATAGATTATTCTATAGTAAAAATACAGAAAGCCCTAGTGTAGCCAGAGGTATTATAGGAACTTTTACTTCTCAAGGCTATGCTTGGTCAGAAACATTAGGAATACAGGCATTAGGTTTTATATCTGATGTAGACAAAGATGGAGTAGAAAAAATATTTCATGGTGATAAAGATGGATATATTTATACTCACGATACTGGAAACTCTTTTTTTAATGACTCAACAGCAACAGATATAGATGCAGTGTATCAGACTCCTGATTTTGATTTTGGAGATATAGGAACACGTAAAACTTTAAAATATGCTAGAGTTTCATTTAGCCCAGAAGGTGAGATACTGCCTAGCTTTAGAGTACGTTACGACTACGAAGATCCTACAATACCGCAACCAGAACCATTTGAAATTTCTACAATTTTATTACCTGCAATATTTGGATCAGTAGCTTTTAATTCTATTACATTTGGCGCAACAACAGATCCAATGGAAAGAATTACTTTAGAAGGTTCAGGAAATACTTGCAGCTTTAGAGTATCTAGTAAGGATCAAAAATCAGCATATGCTGTAAATGGTATTTATATAGATTATATGCCATCAGGCAGGAGATAATAAATGGCTCAGAATTATACTAGACAGAGTTCAATGGCTGATGGAGACACTATCACAGCAGCACTGTTTAACAACGAATATAACCAGCTAGTAAATGCTTTTGCATATTCTTCATCTAGTGCCTCCTCTACTGGGCATCGGCATGATGGGTCTTCTGGTCAAGGTGGTAATATTCCTCAGATTGGTGACTTAGATTTTTTAAATAAAGTTGTAGTTGATGGTACAAATAATAGAGTAGGATTTTTTGTAGAGGTATCTAGCAGTGCAGTTGAACAGGTCCGTATTCAAGATGGCGCTATTGTCCCTGTTACAGATAATGATATTGATCTTGGCACTAGTTCTTTAGAATTTAAAGATGGTTATTTTGATGGCACAGTTTATGCGGATGCTATCAACTTTAATGGAACTGCTATTACATCTACTGCTGCTGAGCTTAACATTTTAGATGGTGTAACATCAACTGCCGCAGAGATTAATCTTTTGGATGGCGTTACAGCCACTACAACAGAACTTAACTATAACGACACAGGCGCTTCAGTAGGCACAGTAGTAGCTAGTAAAGTAGTTACAGTAGATGCGAATAAAGACGTAGCCAGCTTTCGTAACATTACACTTACTGGAGAACTAGATGCAGGGTCTCTTGACATTTCGGGGGACGCTGACATTGACGGTACGTTGGAGACTGATGCGTTGTCTATTAATGGAACAGCGGTTACGTCTACAGCAGCAGAACTTAATATACTTGACGGTGCTACAGTAGTTGTAGGTGAAATAAATGCTCTTGACTTAGGAAGTACAGCAGTTGGTACAGCTATTGCTTCCAAAGCGGTTATTTTAGATTCTAGTAAAGACTATACTGGTATTAGAAATTTAACAATTACTGGTGAGTTAGATGCTGCTACGCTAGATATTTCTGGTGATGTAGATGTAGATGGAACCCTAGAAACAGACGCACTATCTATTAATGGTACTGCTGTAACTTCTACAGCCGTAGAACTAAATATATTAGATGGTGTAACGTCAACTGCCGCAGAGCTAAACATACTTGATGGCAAAGCATTCCTTGATGAAGACAATATGGCATCTAACAGTGCTACAGGTATTGCTTCTCAGCAGTCCATCAAAGCCTATGTAGACAGCCAAGTAACTGCACAGGACTTAGACTTTCAAGCAGACTCTGGCGGTGCGCTAAGCATAGACCTAGACTCAGAGACTCTTACGTTTACGGGCGGTACTGGTATTGATACTAGTGGCTCTGGTAACGCCGTGACCTTTGCTATTGATAGCACTGTTACAACGCTTACTGGCTCACAGACCCTTACAAATAAGACGCTAACTGCTCCTACGCTTACAGGAACGGCTGTAGTTGCTTCTTTAGACATCTCAGGCGATATTGACGTAGACGGTACTACTAACCTTGATGTCGTTGATGTTGATGGCGCTGTGGATATGGCCTCTACCTTAGCTGTAGCTGGCGTAGTCACTGCCAACGCTGGCGTAGTCGTAGACAACATCACGATTGATGGTAACGAAATCGACGTTACTTCTGGGAATTTAACTCTCGACATTGCCGCTGATTTGATTGTCGATGCTGAGTCAGACATTTTCTTGGACGCTGCGTCAGGGATTTATTCTTTCAATCA